TCAGCACTAGCTGCACATCTATAACATAATAAGTCTTGATCAATAAGGGCTTGCATTATAGACTAGGTTCTACTTTCTTATAAGTTTTATCTTGATTAGGATCTACCAAGAATACATTGGCGGGGAAAGTTGAAGTATCACCTTTATACCATTGGATAACAACATTCTCTCCCTCACCTTTGTAACATGCAATCATTCTATTACCATCTACTCGTGTAGCAATTGCAGCCCATGGATATAAATTTTTAATCTCAGGGATCATACAATCTACATTAGATAAGGTAATAACTACATTATCATTGTATCTATAGTGTAGATACTTTAACTCTTTAGCGTTAAGTCTGGAAAAGAACATTGACCATGAAAGTAAACATAGTATAATTCCAGAGGCTAGCAATGCTCTTACAATCCAGACTTCCCACTTTTTCATATTAAATCCTAGACTGGAATATCATCTTGAAGTTCATTAATAGCATCTACACCTTCAGCTTTAGAGAATACATAAGCTTCAAATTGTTTAGCTACTCTAATAACTTCGTCAACTGATTTACCTTGACCCAGTAATTCAACTGCAGTAGAGAGTGAAGACTGACGAATGATAAACACTTGTCGTGCTGCTCTTTCTTCTTTAGTTTCATAGTTAGATCCTGTTACTCTAGCACCTGTTGAAGCACTTGCTGTTTTAGTTTCTGCCACTACTCCATCTCCTTCTAAGCCTACCCAATCCCAGTAGCCTGTCTTTTCATTTTTAACTGTAGTCACATTCACTACATCACCTTTAACCCATTCTTTAGCTGCCTTAAATACATTAGGGTTGCTAAATGAAATGAGTTTCTTTAACTGAGGTTGACCTTGTTCATTCTTATAAGCTACTTCTAGCTGTTGAAAAGTTCTACCACTCTCAGATTTCTTTGTATTTTCTGTTACGTCAATCACTGTAATTTGCATGTATAATCTCCATATTTCCCCATGTGGATCCTACTTGGCATTCCACTCTCATGGGTAGGTTAAAGTCTTTACCAAATAACTTTTTAAAATTACCTGGTATATCATTAAAACATCTATCTACTAAATTTACTATACTAATATTATCCCATACTTTGGAATCAAAGTCAAGTATTATTGAATCATGTACTGTATTAACAAGTTTTACTCCCTCCTTATTTAATAATCTATTTCTTAAACTTACCCTTGCAATAGCCATAAGGTCCGCTCCAAGTCCTTGCACTGGATAGTTAAGGATCTTGGTGCGTGGCCATTCTACTTTATTATACTTAACTTCAGGTTCATAATAATATGTACGACCTGTAGGCATAATAAGTTTTCTATCTCTTTTGGCTTGTTCTAGAATCCTAGTATGCCATTCTCGAAGTCCCAAGTACTTTTCGTAGAATTGGTCAATGACTTTTTGCCAGAACTTCTCATTTCCAATGTCTTTAAAGTTTGGATCATTTGCATAAGAGTATGCAGATCCTCCGTAGATAAGTCTGAAAACGAATGTTTTAGCGACAAGTCTACTTGGTAATCCGAACCTTTGTTGGTTATCCGTATGCTGATCGACATTATCCCATATCTCCTTTAGTGCTACCTGATCTTGAGATAGGTAAGTTGCCCCTACCCATTCAAGTTGTTTAGCATCTGCTTGTAATAGCATTAGTTATACCTTGAAGTGAATAACGATTTGATTTCTCCATCAAAGTTTTGTAGATTAGGTTTACTAGACGATAGTCTACCTGTCCTAGCTACACATTGATTAAGTTGTCCGTATATCATTCCTTCATCCCAGTTAAGTGTCTTAATTAAATTAACTAACCCTTCATAATATGTTGACAATCTTTTCTCTAGAGTAGAGCGAAAGAGTAAGGTCTCAATTATTTCTTTAGCTTTTTTAGGTCCTCGTAATGATTTAAGAGTATTCTCATCTGTAGAGTATAACCCTTCTTTCATTAATTCAGATCCTTTTAAAGGATTTACGAGTCTTGGGAAAGAGACTGTGTAGTCTTCCCATCGTTCCTTGGGTTGACCTGATCTACTGCCAGTCTTAAAAGTCCCGATAACCACTCTATGCTTAAGGCTGATGTCCCCACCATATAAGAAAGCACTAAGGTGATCAGTACTATTGGGATTAAAGCCAGGGCAATTATGGTACGCAAAAAGCCATTCATCAAGTCTATCAATTTCTCGTTCAAGTTTTTCTCCTTCATTAATACTTTGTTTAGTATCATATAGAAGACCATTAAACTCCATTTCTTGTAAGACTAATAGATCTTGATTATGTAAGCTGATCAGTCTTTTTAAATGAGGTACAGTTTCTATCTGTTCTAGTTGTTTAAGATATACTTGTTCAGTTAGTTTGATATCTTGTGCTAGATATTCCTTAAGGATTTCTTCAGGGATATCAGGTGTATCAATCTTATTCTTCCAGTATTCTTCTGCTACTATGTCTAACTTAGATTCTAATCCGTAATACTCACATACTTTATTAAGACTAGGATAGGGATCTGATTGTCCAGTTAATATGAAGTGGACCAATTGACAGTCCCATATCCTTTTGTCAGTAAAGTTTATTTGATAACGTTTGAGCCAGTGTAAATCGAATTTAATATTGAACCCAACCAGAAGTTCGCATATATTAATTTGATCCTGCACCGTATCAAGTTTAGTTTTATACGGAGCATCATCGTATTCAATACTGTATAATCCATTTGTAGTTCCTATGTAACAAAGTTTATTAGTTCTATCAAAGGGATTTCCCTTGTTAGATATTGTTGTTTCAACATCAAGAGTTAAGTAGCGCATTCTCCGCGAGGTTCCCCATAAAATTTATCTATTGCTTCTTCTATTGTATCATCTTCATTAGAAAAAAGCAAGAGATCTTCTGCTTCTTCAACAGATAAACTATCATCAAATTCTAAAATGTCTTGGACTGTTGCATTATAAATCTTCATATCGAGCTATCTCCGGTTTAATTAATACTTGTACTGATCCATGTCTAAGTTCTGGTAATGTATCCGCATCTCCTAGTAGTTTATTCTTAGTGATATTTAAATACCTATAACGACTAGTGTTATCTTGTTCTTTACCTATACCTAGAATCCAGTCAGCCTCACCTTGCTTGGCTGTTTTACTACTATCAACCATGTCCATGGTCAACCATAGTTTACCTTCTGCCTCACCACCAGCTTGAGATATAGCTATAACTGGTGCATATGTCTTAGCTATTTCACGAGCCCATTGATAGATTGCCTTTAGTTCCAAGTCATTACGATCTCCTTTAAATCCTTTAATCTTATCTATTTGGTCAAAGATAATCAAGGCAGGATTAGCTTCTTTAAGAATAGCTTCAATCCTATTAGCCCTTGATGAATCTTCAAAGTCATAGATCTTAATTCGTTTACCCGTTTTAGTTTCAAACAAAGCTTGGTTTCTTTCTATATCACCAAAGAGCGATTCGGCTGTTACCCCAAGCACTGCTTGGTAACAACGAATGGCGACTTTATTACCCTGTTCTTCATTGTTAAACCAAATGATATCACCATCAGTTTGTTCAACCATGTGTGATATTTCACTAGCTAAGAATGTAGTCTTACCAGTCTCAGGTCTAGCAAAGACAAACCCAAAGTCACCTTTGCGTAATGATCCAAGACTCTTATTAAGGAATTCTAATCTCCATCTAAGTCCAGGTGTTGCAACTTGTGATTGATGTAAGTCTGCTAAGTTTAAATCAATGGAAGTAGGTTGGTCTGCTTCTACTTCTTGATGTTCAAACTCATTAAACTTATCCATTAGTTCTTTTATATCTGATTTACCATCTTCAACATCTAATGCTAGTCTTGCTAAGTCTCCAGCAAGGCAGCGTCTACGATGCTCTTCAAGCAGAGTGACGACTGCTTCAGGGTTAATTAGTTCAGAGTTTAAGACACGATCTAACAGATCGGATAGTTCTTTTCGTTCAGAGTCCTTAAGTAAATAATTAGAATTATAAGCTAACTCTAATTCTTCTTTAGTTATATTATTATTATTATTATATTTGTTATAGTAATACTCTATTACTATAAATAATTTATATATATTACTATAATTAATTTTAATATAATTAATGTTAACATATCTATAATACTTTGTAAAGAGATTTCTATCCTTACAGAATAAATTTATTATCTGTTCTTCAACCAAGTAATGATTTCCCCTTTCTCATAATCTTTAGGATCTTTAGGTGAGATAACAACATCAACTAATATACCCCTCTGTTTTAAGTTTCTTGATATCCTTATCGCTTCTTTAGCCTTATCCCTATCTAACCATATCAAAATCTTTTTAAATCGTTCTGAGAGTGATTGTGTAGTTTCTAGAGACATACTACTACCAAGTAGCGGGGTTGCACAATAGTCTGGTGAAAGTCTAGCAATTTTAATTGCAGATAAAACATCTTCCACACATACAATTGTATCACCATTACCATAGATTGTCAAAGGCTTATTACCTTTAGATAAATACTTTTGATGTTGATCACCAAAGCATCTACCTTGCCAGTAATTTTGCGTGTGTAGCAAAACAAGTATGTCAGAATTTGCGTTATACGCAATATTATTTTGCCCTATCTCTTCATTAGTAATGCCATATTTAAGTAACCATTGCTTAGCTTTCATAGGAATATCAGTAGTTAAGTCAAGAGTAATCTCATCAGATAGCATCGTCTGCTGACTCTGCAATCTGTTTCGAATAGATTGTATATCGTTCTTTAGTTTGTAATACTTACAACCAAAGCACCATACATGGTCATCATACTCTGCAAGATTATCCCGTGAGCCACATTTGGGACAAGAGGTATGTTGTATAAATTTACTAATGATAATCCTTAGGTAAGGTTAGGTGTTACACACATGACAGTTTTCATTCATTATGTTATAATACTTGTATAGAATGAAAATTCTATATTAACTTTTATAAAGGAAACTATTATGTGGACTAAACCAGCAGCTACTGAAATGCGTTTTGGCTTTGAAGTAACAATGTATGTAATGAATAAATAAATCCCCTAGATTGCCGACTCGGCCCGTAGCCGTGCGGACAATCATAGTGGATCTATTAAATCATTAGTATCCGTATCATCATCAAAGGTCTCTTCTTCTGAACGAAGATCATCTCGTTCTTTAGCAGGGGCATCTGATTGAATCTCGTGATAACAGGTGTTACATAAGTCTAAGTATTCACCTGTTGTCGCAGATTTCCTAGTTGACTCAAAGTCATTTAAGTTTTTATTACAGGCAACACATCTCATTTAAGCTCCTTGAAATTTAAATTCTTGCTTACGATATAACTGTTTAATTTTAGCACAGATATCCGCATAGTTACTATTATTTTTTAATATTCTAAGATGTTCTCTAAGTCCTTCTTTAGTATAAACTTGATACTCATCATAAGCTTCATTAACATGAATAGTTCTAACACCGTCATGTGCTCTAACATCTAACCAAGTATCACCCGCATCTTCTACTTCATACCAAGCACAACTATCAATAAAAGGTTCAACATCTTTTAATGAAACATGATTGAACTCTTCTTCAAGACCAAAGAATGTTATAAAATTACCTACTTCAATTGACATAATTATAGACTCCTATAGTAATTGTATATTGCTTTTGTATATTTGTCAAGCGTAGATCCTTCAAGACCTG